GGCTCAATTCCGTTGGTAGCGTTACTTATCTGACTTGAAGTTTCGGAAGGCATCAGAGCCATAAGCGTGCTGTTGCGAATACCAAATTCATACAGCTTTAATTTTAAAACTTGCCAGTTCATACTGTATTTTCTTTTTACTAGCTCATCCACTTCCTTTTTATAGGTATTGATTGGTAGTATTCCTTTACAATACTTCGTCTGCCATCCTTTCTTACAACCACCTTTTTCTATTGCAAGGTCGGAAGATGCTTTAATCAAATAGTACGACCACGCTTCTGCCCACTCATCAATAAGTTCTAAGTTCGGATCTGAGTAGTTGGTATCATGCTTTGCTAACCAATATGCAAAGTTGATGATACCAACACCAAGTGGTCTACGTTCCATGGTAGAACGCTCTGCAGCCTTAACTGGATAGTCCTGATAATCAAGCAGCGCATCCAATGCACGAACTGCAATGGTAGCTGGCTTTTCGAAGTCGGCTGGAGTCTTAATGTTACCCCAGTTGATAGCGGCTAATGTACAAAGACTAATCTCGCCGTCTGGATCATCGTCACTGTGTAGTGGCTTGGTTGGCAGATTAATCTCACAGCAAAGGTTAGACTGTCTAACTGGAGCGACCTCGGGATCAAAGGCACCGTGCGAGTTTGCATGATCGACATTCATTAGATAGATTCGTCCGGTGTCCTTCCTTTCCTGCAGAAACGCAGAGAACAGATCAATGGCTGGGATTGTCTTCTTTGTCAGTTTTGTTGATCGCTCTGCTTTCTCATACAACTCCTTGAACTTATCGTTGTCAATAAAGAATGCATCATACATCTCTGGTACTTCGTTTGGTGAGAACAAAGTAATGTCGCCGCCTTGCATCAGACGCTCATACATCAGCTTGTTGAACTGTACACCGTAGTCAAGATGACGTACTCGGTTGTCTTCCGTACCTTTGTTATTCTTTAGTACAAGAAGATCCTCTACTTCGAGATGCCAGATAGGATAATATAAAGTCGCTGCTCCACCTCTAACACCGCCTTGACTACAAGATTTAACGCTAGCTTGAAACAACTTAAAGAAAGGGATGACACCAGTATGAGTAGCATCACCACCGCGAATAGGCTGACCAAGGGCACGAATAGAGCCAGCTCCAATACCGATACCAGCTTTCTTCGAAACGTACTTAACAATTGAGGAAGATGTTGCATTGATGGACTCCAAGCTATCGTCTGTCTCGATCAAAACACAGCTCGAGAACTGTTTGACAGGCGTTCTCACACCAGACATTACTGGAGTTGGTAGAGAAACGTCAAAATTAGAAAATGCGTTATACGCGTCTTTAACCCACTGCATGCGGTCTTCACCGTAGCTGTGGAATAGTGTGGCAGCAATAAGCATGTAGGCAATCTGAGGGGTTTCATAGATTTGTTTTGTTGCTCTGTTTTGTACAAGATATTTCCCTCTAAATTGTTCCATTGCGGCATAGGTTAAGAACTCATCGCGCCCGTGATCGATGAATGACTGCATCTGGTCGAACTCTTCCTCCGTATACCAGTCAAGAAGCTCGTTAGTATAGAATCCAAGATCGACAATACGCTTTACATGATTGTACAGGTGATCAGGTGTGTAGTTATTATACACCTGCTTTCGAAGATGGTAGTTAATCAAACGGCCTGCTACGTACTGATAGTTAGGAGTCTCCTCACTAATCAGATCAGCAGCCGCCTTAATCAACGTTTCTTGAATATTAGAAGATTCAATGTTATTGTAAAACTGGACGTGAGATTTGAGTTCAATCTCTGATGGTGATACCCCTTTGATATCATCACACGCCCACATTACTACTTTGTGGAATTTTTCGAGGTCAAGTACCTCGCGCGATCCACTTCGCTTAATTACATAAATGTCAGTCATGATTAGTTCTTAGTTTGGTAGTCTTTGATAGCTGCCTTGATGGCATCCTCTGCTAACACACTGCAATGTATCTTTACAGGCGGGAGTGATAGTTCTTCAGCAATTTGTTGATTACTGATTTTTCCTGCTTCGTCAAGGGACTTTCCTCGAACCCATTCTGTGAGTAGCGATGAAGAAGCAATAGCACTGCCGCATCCGAAAGTTTTGAATCGAGCGTCTTCAATAATTCCGTCATCCGATACTTTGATTTGCAACCGCATAACGTCTCCGCATGCAGGAGCGCCGACCATGCCTGTTCCGATGCCTTCTTCGTCATCGGCGAACTTACCAACGTTTCTAGGATTCTCATAGTGATCTAATACCTTATCTGAATACATTTTAGCTACCTTGAAAGAAGTTATCTATCTCTCTAGCTTTGTCGTCGACCCAAATATCATAATGTGGCTTACCCACATTCAATTCATGATACTTGGCACCCCACTGATCGAGCTGCTCCTTGGTACGGTCATACCAATCTATTCCTGATACCGTACCTCTTGCAGTCCAGTAATGAATCTCATGACCTTCACCATAGAGACTGTTAATCTTCTCTATGCGGTCCATATATGGTTTGCTTTTTGAGTAGTCTGGGAACTCGCTGTTCATCTCCCTCACGTCTGTCTGTTCACAAATGGTACCATCAATATCAATCATGTATTTCATTAAATCTTCTTCCATTGGTTGAGGCGAACGGACAGAGCCAGACCGTGAAGGGTATTATTATCTATAATGTGTTGAATGTTGTCCACACCACTTATTACCATTTCATTGATATCTTTTTGTAATATTGAACTTGGCCATATAACCATTCTGTATTGGTCGGCTGCTTGTTCCATGGTTTGTACAAGTTGTCTGTTACGAGGTTGATTGTCGAATACAAGCACTACCTTATCACGGTCTAGAACCTTCGATACGGCATTTAAGTCACTGCTACCTACTGCTACACTGTTATCGAGGAACATGCTGTCTAGAGGGCCTTCAGTAACGTATACAGTACGGTTACGATCGATCTTGTTTAGATTGTAGATCATAGGCGCGTTGTCATCGATCTTGACTGTAATGTATCTAAGCCGGCAGTCGTTAATTGCTCTACAGTTAACTGCTATTAGATTGTCTTCGAGATCATAGAAAGGAATAATTAATCTTGGATCACTACCAAGTACTCTATCCTTATACTTAGCGCTTAGGTCTTCCAGCTTCTGACTGTCGTCGACATAATAGAGACTTGGCCAAACCTTTTCTGGTATAAGTCTGGAGCGCAGGTAGTCCTCTGCTGGGGTACCTTTTACAGGTACAAACAGATCGTCTAATATTGTCTTTGGCTTAAACTTTGGCTGAGAAAAGTCAAAGGGAGTAGGAGCAGTGTTAGATTGCTTACCCTCAGCAAATGACTCAAACACATATTGCTTGTGTAGACTTGGATCTACATTCTTCAGGAACGTATTGAGGTTACCACTGAAAGAACAGTTGTGACACTTATAGAAGATACCTCCTTTCTTTGCAAAGAAGTATCCTCTCGCTTTCCATTTATTCTTCTGACTGTCACCACAGATAGGACATCTGAAGTTCGCGGTGTATGGTTGGTTACTTTTTACTACGTACCGATCAAGCCGGTTAGAGATAATACCAACATACTTCCTATCGATCCACTCACTCATTATATGTCCATTCATTAGCGGCTACACCGCAAATCATACAGACGTATAGAGCAAATGTCAACTAGGAGGAGACCACTTTTTGGTTTTTATATCGTAACCAACTGGGTTGACAGTCTTAATTTCAACCAGTTCTTTAGAAGTGAGTATTAGCTTGATGTGCTTTTGTGAAATTTTGACGATGTTACTGCAAAGGTAGGTTTTAGGATCACGGGTGGTAACTTTGGTACCATCAGGGTTAGTAATGGTACTTCCTTCAAACCATACAGTGACTTCGTACTCTTTCTTGAATAGAGAGAGTAGCCAATACCAAAAACGACTCATGTTACTTGCTCAGCTTTTCGTTGAGCTCTTTAATCATGTTGTCTTTGGTTTTACGCTTGTCAAGTTCAACACCAAGATCACGGCCGAGCTCTTCGAGCTTTGCTTTGGTCAACTTCTTAAGCTCATCCTTTGTAGGAATGTCATCGAGTTTGTCTTTGACCTTTTGCTTGACTTCATCGATCTTATCTTCGATCTCGTCAACAGCGTCCTCGACTTCTTCAACAATATCCTCAACTTTGTCGTGGTTGTTGTACATCCACCAAGCGACACCAATTACGAGAGCAAGACCAATAATAATGAGTTCCATTACAACCTCCAAGTTACATAAAATACTGACTAGCCAAACCAACAAATACTGAACCAAGTACCAACCAAAAAGTCTTTTTGATAACATCGATAGTACGAGCGTTGTCGTTTACTTTATCTTCGATACTATCTAGCTTCTGAGAGAAACGATTCATCCTATCATAGTTAGCATGATTGTTCTTCTCAATGGCAATCAACTTCTCTTCGGCTCTCGCCAAAGA